GAGGCAGGGGCGCAGCATTGCTGCGAAGACGACGGCCCAATAGGCGATTTCGGATCCTCATCCCTGGCTCCCAGTAGGCGCTCCCTTAGCGCCGTACACTCACCTTAGCCGCAGAATCGAGCGAGTCAATCGGCTGGAATCGGACTTCTTGCTATTAGGAATCGCTTTGCGTCTCAGCCGCCCCGATCCCGCGACGCGGGTGCAGAATCGGACAGTGAATCCGCGGGTTTCAGCCGGTCGTGGCGGGTTGAGCTGCCGCAGGGAGGGCGCGAAAAAAAGCCGGATCAAGTCAACCACCGTGCGGTTGTTGACTTAGGCCGGTGTGGCCTTGTCCAGGTTTTGTAGTGAGTGCAGAACTTCCGGCCACCGTCGCGGGAAGTGCACAAACGCCACTCACGCGCCCCGTGTGCCCGCGTGTCGCGTCCTGGCGGGGCGGCGTGGCATTGCGGGCCACAGGAAGAACCGCCGCGCCAGGGGCGCGAGACGGGCCTTCCCGTGGCGCTACCCGTCTGAGAGCTGAGGGAAGGCGTCCGGCGAGCAAGGCTCCGGTCCGACGCGCCCGCCCTCTTCCCACTTCCGCATCTGTCGGCGGTAGTGATAGTCGTCGATCGCCCTACACATGATCGGGTCCCTGAGGAGTTCGAATCCGTCTCCCTGGTTCTCGACCTTCATCTTCCCTGCGTGCTTGACCTCGTAGCGGTCCCGGTACTTCTCGGGCCGGTGTCCCTTCAAGAGGAAGATCAACAACGTGTCCGATCCGTGGATCGCCCGCTGACGGGCCACGGCCTCGAGGACATCGACGGCCTCCTCCATCGCGATCTCGACGGCATCGGCATACTCGGGGTCCGAGTGAAGCCAGCGGTAGTGAGTGCGCCGCTCGATTTCCGCTGCGCGGGCAGCCGCTGAGACATTCCCGGTCTTGGAGAGTGCACTCAGCATCGCGTTCTTTTTAGGGTGAGGCATTTCGAGTCCATTCATACGCATGGCGTCAACTCCTGCCAATCACACCCCTCCCCATGGACGAACTCGGCCCACCGCTTCCGGATCACGTCGGTGTAGGCGGGATCGATCTCCATCAGGAACGCCGTCCGGCCGGTCGCCTCGGCTCCGATCAGCGTAGATCCGCTCCCCCCGAACAGGTCGAGGACGTTCTCACCGGGCCGGGACGAGTACTCCATGGCCAGCCGCGCCAGTTCCACGGGCTTCTCGGTCAAATGGATCATGGACGTGGGATTGACCTTCTTCACATGCCAGAGATCCTGCGCGTTCGCCGGGCCGAAGAACTGGTGGGCCGCCCCTTCGCGCCAGCCATAGAAGCACCACTCATGCGCTCCCATGAAGTCCTTGCGGGTGAGCACCGGGTGCTCTTTGTCCCAGATCACCGCCTGCGAGAAGTAGAGGCCCGTCTCCTTCAGCACGGGCGGGTAGTTCCCGCAGTTCGCGTAGCCGCCCCAGATGTAGAAAGCGCGGCCGGGCAGGAGGACGCGGGCGAGGTTGCCGAACCACGCCCGGAGCAGCTCGTCGAATGCCTCGTCGCTGACGAAGTCGTTCTCGAGCGGTCGGTCCTTCGCCCGCATCTTCCCCGTGGGCTTCGATTTCTCCGGATGTCGGGACACGTCCAACTTCTGGTGATGATTGGTCCCTTTGAACGAGCTGAGGCCAGCGGCGATCGCGTTGTTGGACCGTGGCTCGACCTTCACGTTGTAGGGCGGGTCGGTGTTCACGAGGTGGATCTCCGCGCCGTCGAGCAGCCGGTCCACGTCATCCGGGGCCGCACTGTCCCCGCAGAGGAGCCGGTGCCGGCCGAGCTGGTAGAGCTTCCCACGCTCGGAGACCGCCGCGTCCGGGGGCTCCGGGACCTGGTCCTCGTCCGTCTGGCCGCCGGTGCCGGGGAACGCTGCCTCCGCGAGAAGCTGGTCGAGGAGGAGGTCGCCGTAGAGCTCGGGCTCCAGCTCCTGGATCTCGCGGAGAAGGTCGTCGAGGGCGTCCGTGAACTCGCCGCTGATCGCCGGGGAGTTGAGCGCAACGTTCAACGCCTTCTCTTCGGAGTCAGGCAGGTCCACGACGATGACGCTCGTCTTCTCGATGCCCTGCTCGATCAGGACCTTCAGCCTCTGGTGGCCACCCACGACGCGCTTCGAGCGGCGGTTCCAGATGATCGGCTGGACGAGGCCGAACCGCTCGATCGAGGCCGTGAGCCCAGCCATTGCGGTTTCTCCGATCTGGCGCGGGTTGTAGTCGGCGGGGACGAGATCGGCGACGGGCATCATCTTCGACTTGGGTGAGGTGCGAACGGTCATGATCAGAACTCCTGACGGTAGGTGAACGCTCCCTCGATCGTCTCGGGGGCGCGGGAGAGGCGGGCCTCCATGGCCTTGATCAGTCGGCGGACCACGGGTTTCGGCAGGCGATCCAGCTTCTCGTCGAGGTCGCGCTGGAGATCCTCCCTGGACCGGCGCGGGGCAGGTGGTGGCGCGGAGGCGACGGGAGCCTCGTATCGGTCGCGGAACTTCGCGGGCCTGATCGCCTTCAAGAGGAAGATCAGCAGAAGGTCGCTGCCGACGATGGCTCGCTTCCTCGCCACCGCCTCCAATACATCCGCGGCCTCCTCCATCGCCTGATCGACGGCGGGACCGTAGGAAGGATCCGAGGCGAGCCAGTCGTAGTGGGTTCTCCGGGCGATCCCGGCGGCACGCGCCGCGGCGCTGACGTTGCCGGTCTGGGAGAGCGCTGAGAGCATCGCCCTCTTTTTCGGATGCGCGATCTCGTGCGAGGTGGCGATGCCGGTCTCGATCTCGTGAGACGCATCCATCACGCCTTCCCTCCCTCGATCAGCTTCGGACCGGGTCCGTCGGGGAGATACCTGTTCTCATTGAGCCGAGCGATCGCGTCGCTGAGCGTGAAGGGCTTCTCTGTGACCGTGTGCTCGATCTTGTAGCGGAGGGAGAACACCTCCGGCATGTCCCGTTCGAGGAGCCAGGCGGCGGCTCTCCAGTCTCGGACGGCGGCCTTCTGGACCAGGGCGAGCCGGGCGGTGACGCCCTCCTGCCGGGCGCGGGCCAGCTTCTCCGCGAAGCTCGCGTACTCGGAGCCCGGGCGCTCCCCGGCCCTCTCCTCCCAGCGGTAGAAGGTCCGCTCTCCGATGCCGGCCGCGGCACAGGCCACGCGGTTCGGCGCTCCGCATCGGATCGCGTTCATGATCCGGGTCTCGACGTCCGGCGTGAGAAGGGACGGGCGTCCTGGTGTGCGCTTCGTTCTGGCGGTTCGCTTCTCCGGGGGGTGGTCGGTCATGCGTCCCTCCGATCGGGCCGGAGACAGGCCAGCGCCTGGGCCACCGTCATCGGCTTGGCGCTGTGCTCGATCCGGTACTTGAGACTCAGGCGATCCGGCTCGAACCGCTCGGCCAGCCAGGCGGCGGCCCGCCAATCCCGCTGGGACGCCTTCTGGATGACGGCCAGCCTCGCGATCTGGCCCTCGTGTTCCGCTCGCGTGAGAGCCTGCCAGAAGTGCCGATACTCCTCGGGCGCGTTCTCCTCCTGGCCACGGGCCTTCCAGCGGTGGAAGGTCCGTTCCCCGATGCCCGAGGCCGCGCAGGCAGAGCGGTAGCTCGCGCCGCAGCGGACGGCGTTGAGGATGCGGGCTTCCGTCTCCGGCGTGAGCGACGAGGGGCGGCCGGGGGGGCGCGTGGCGACTGTCGAACGGGACCGAGGGAGCCTTTCGCTCATGAGCAAGATTATATAATACCTATATAATCTCTTCAAGGGAGCGATATCGAAGAACTGCGTGGTAGCTGGCACAGGGGTGGATGCCCAGGCTCGCCATACCAGTCCATTGGGGCGTGGCTCGGCTCGTCCGGGACGAAGTTGTGACATCCTGTCAACGAGATCCGAGCTCATCGCAAGTAGGGATTACGGAGAGCAGCTCGTCGAACTCGATGCGCGGGGGGATCCGGCGGTCCCGGACGAAGCAGCGGAGGACCTGGCGGGCGAACGGGGCGTAACGGTACGCGATCTCGCGGTAGGCGGACCGATGCCCGAGGTCGCGGCGCTCCCAGAGCAGCTCGTCCGGGGCTTGCGACTCCTCGAGAGCGAATGCTGAGGCTGCGAAGGTCGTTAGCGTCACGTTCGCCCGTCCTCTCAGTCCACGAAAAAGGGCGGCCCCACCCAGCGGCACGAGAACGGGCGCTCGAAGCGCACGCCTCCTTGTGTTGGGTGGAGCCGCCCAGTCCAGTCCCGGTCCTGCCGGGAAGGCGAGGCGGGTTACTTCCGCCTCCTATTGGCCCTCTGCACGAATTGTGATTGCGAAGCTATCCCCGGATGTGGGGGGCGTCAAGAGTTTCTGAGCGAGGGATCGGGCCAAGCAGCAGGGTCATGAGTTGAACGGGAGATTCAACGAGGCCAACGCCCCTTGCACGTCGGCCTCGCCGGAGTAGAATGCTGAAATGAGGCGGAAGGTGATCGTGGTTCTGTTCGCTCTCTTGCTCCTGGGCGGCATTCTCACAGTCGTCTGGACGGCCTTCGACTGGCCGCCGCCGCGCTTCGTCCTCCGCTACGGGCTACCGCCCGCGGGAAGATCGACGGGGCGAACGATGAGAGTCGAGGGTATCGCATTCACTGAGCTCTCAGCTGGGTACTTCAAAGCTGGCTCTAGTCGTCCCTCGCCGAGCATCCTCACTCTGCTGCGTTCGCTCCTCGCGCAACCCGAGAAGACTCGGCGCATTCGACCTGACGGCTGGCCGCCCGTCTGGCGAGAAATCCCATACAGCTTCTGGATATCAACCACTGAGATAACGAACTCCCAGATAGAGTTTTGGAGGCCCGAGCGAAAGCGAGATCCTCTTAGCCCAGGGGACAGCCATCCTAGTGTCATGCTGTCATTCGAGGACTCGCGCGCATACTGTCGATGGCTAAGCAGCAAATCCAAGCTGTCGATTAGGCTCCCCACCGAAGACGAGTGGGAATACGCCTGTCGCGCCCGAACGGAGACTTCTTGGTCGTTCGGTAACGACGAGCAAAGGCTAGACGAACACGCATGGTATCTCAAAAACAGTGGGGGCCGCGCACATGCTGTGGCCACGAAGGCCCCAAATGAGTGGGGCCTATTTGACATGCATGGAAACGTCTTCGAGTGGTGCTACGCACTGCGCACGGATGCCGGCACCTACAAGATAGAGCCGACAACTGGGCACACGGTAGAGTCTGAAGCTTGGCCTGTGGCTCGAGGGGGCGGCTGGGGAATCAGGGGAACCTATTGCACTTCATCCGTTCGAGATGACTCCCCCCCCCGGCTTTCTCCTTGCGTCGGCCTGCGGCTGGTCTTACTCAGTCCGGGAAGTCCGGATCTCCAAACCGTTCACGGGGATTGAGAGGGGGTACGTCACTCTCCGGCAATCGGTAGGACCCTCCCCCTTGCGGTATCTCCAGCCGCGGCCGAGACTGGGGCCTCTCGACTGGTCCCCCCGGGAATCCTGTCGCAGCAGGCCTTGGTCCC